AAATGGCAGAATTACGCACGCAAGGGACAAACGTCTTTGCTTTTGATGGTACCGACATTACGCAACTTGTCTGTGTAACCGGTATCGACTTGGGAAGTGACAGTACCTCAAAAATTGAAACAACTTGTCTTGAAGAAACGAAATCAAAATCCTATATGCCGGGCCTATCTGATCCGGGTGATGGTTCGATCTCAATTCGATTAGACCTTGAAAACCAATCACACCTGAAACTCATTGAATGGGCTGAGGAACGCAAGGAACTTGAATTCTACATCGGTGCCAGCGACTCAAATGCAGTACCAACAGTAGCTACAAATGCTGTAGCTCTACCAACTGGACGCTCATTCTGGTCATTTAAAGGCGCATTAACTCCGGCAGTACCAACTTTTGAAGCGGATTCTATTGTGGGCTACCAGTTCACTTTACAGCGTTCAACTGGTGTGACTCTGACTCCAGCAACTGTTTAATTTAAGGCCCGTACAGGGCCTTTTGCTTTCTTGGTGAATCATGAAAAAATTAACTTTAAAAGACATTAAGTCTGGCGCTTTAATGGGCAAGCCGGAGCATGTGACAGTCCAAATTAAAGTTGCCGGTGAGGATGCAGAGTTTGATACTCATATTCTACCTTTTAGCTACAACACAGCCATTGCTCAAATGAAAGCGTATGGTGAAAACAAGGAATCCCTGGCTGGAATTCTTGCAAGTGTTATTTGTGATGAAAAAGGTCAATTAACCTTTACTGAAGAAGAAATTCGAAAGCACTTTAACCAGGCTTTAGTTGACGCGATTTGGAGCAAAGTATTTGAAGTAAACGTTATGGGAAAGCAGTCGAGCTTAACCAAGACGACGAAATCCTCATCGAAATCAGCATCGCGCTCGGCAAAACCTACAGCGAAATCGCAGACCTCCCATACAGGGAAATCAAAAAGTACACCGCCTACATCCGAAAATACGGAAGCCTCAACCTCGGAAGAAGATTCGAGCAAGAGCTAGCAAGAATTCACCAGTCTATTTTAATGCTGAAAGGCGTTAAGAATGTCAAACTTCATGATCTGATGACACATGAGGAAAAGCCAGAAGAAAAAAGCCTGGAAGACTATCTGGTGGAGAATTTTGGGAAATAAGAAATCAATTTAGATTGGTTTCTTTTTCACCTGATTATTAGTATCTTATGGTTTCTTATAAGAGGGAAATCATATGAAAAATATATTGTTTGTAGGGGTTATAGGTTTTGGATTGGTTGGGTGTGCATCGCCTTCATACAATTATCAGGCAACTCCAAAAAATATTAGCAAACCACCACTAAATACGATTAATACTGCTTTTGTTGGGGATAAAATGCTCGAGCAGGGATTGATGGTAGATCGTGAAGTATTACAAGCACCTGCTGATACAAAGGTTGGGTTTTCATATTTAATGACCGCTGGTTTTTACCAGAAAACCGGACAAAATGAAAAAGGAAGCTACTACCAACCAATTAATAATATTTCTGGTGGAGGTATAGTTCAGAAAGGTGTTTTTTCGGATCCATTCAAAGATGTAATGCTGGGTTCAGATGGGCGTTTATGCATAGTAACTGTGTTTAATGCGAAAGTGTGCACTGAAAAGCATGAAACAAAGCAAACAACCACAAGTATAGCTTCTGACAACTCCTTTCAACAGACATTAATTTATAGTGGTAAAGTGGGCAATAAAATTAATATTGGCTATCGAGAGTTTTCCAGTAATTTGGCACGCCCGGCCTTTAATAATGATGTAGAGTATGACCTAAATCAGTCGAAGCAGATTGGGTATAAGGGAGCTTTATTAGAAGTTCTAGATGCTGACAACCAGAGTATCAGGTACAAAGTTTTAAGAAACTTCAATAAGGCTGAGTGATATGAGGAAAATTATTTTATTGACCTTGATTGCGTTTGCAAACGTAGCCAATGCATCGAAAGCAGATGAAGAGTATTGCGGTGGAATCTACGATAGAGCAAAAGTGATTATGGATTACCGCCAAAAAGGTACGCCAATCAAGATAATTTATGATGTCACTAACAAAATGAAGGCGCCAGAGGAAGTCAAGGAAGTATTTAAGCATATGATCAATGAGGCCTATGAAAAACCTCAATTTCAAACAGAAAGGTACCGACAGGAATCTTCTGAGGAATTTGCAAATCAGTATTTTTTGCAGTGCATAAAGTCTTTTAAAGACTAAGCAAAGAAATATAGCAACCGCCTTAATGGCGGTTTTTTTACGCCTAGAGGAAAAGTTATGGCTTCAAAACTCGGAACATTAACACTAAACCTTGCTGTTCAGATTGGGCAATACACCGAGGGCTTTAAGAAGGCTGGGGATGTAACCGAGCGTGAATCTAGGCGAATAGAAAAAAGTACAAATAGTGCAACTGCTGCCATAAAAAATCTAGGCGCCTTGGCTTTAGCGGGATTTTCTGTAGATGCCATTGTTGGTATGGCGGACGGCTATACACGAATGGCCGCACGAATCCGAAATGCTACCGATTCAGCTCAAGAATATAATCTGGTCCAAGATCGACTGCTTGCAACAGCGAATGGTACTTATCGCGCACTTTCTGAAGCGCAAGAGGTTTACTTATCTCTTTCTGGTGGAATGAAATCGCTTGGTAAGAGTACTTCAGATACTTTGGATGTGGCTGATTCTCTTTCTTATGCATTTGTGGCTAATGCTGCGCGTGCCGATCAAGCACAATCAGCCATGGATGCACTAAATAAATCTATGGCTAAAGGATCGGTAGATGCTGATGCATGGATGAGCATTATTTCTGCTGCCGATAATATCATCGGAGATATGGCTAGGCAGACCGGCCGCACAGAAGAAGAAGTTCGTAAGCTTGGTGCAACAGGTAAAATTTCATTAAATGAACTTCTGGACACCCTACAAGCCACAACAGGGAAAAATAAAGAATTAGCTGATGCCATGGAAAACTCTGTAGCAGATGGATTTCAAAAATTATCCAATTCTGTGACGGTTTATCTTGGCAAATTAAATGAGTCTACAGGTGCGACCGGCCAGATCGCTGGTGCACTTGGAATGCTTGGCGACAATATTGAAACCGTTGCTGAGTCTGCGATGGTTCTAGGCGCATACTGGGTCGGCACTTATATTCCTTCAGTTTATGCCAGCACGACAGCAACCATTCAAGGTACAGCAGCTAAAGTTGCAGATACTACAGCAGCTCGCGCCAAGGCTTTAGCGGATTATGATGTTGCTAAAGCCAATTTAGCCTCCACTGCTGCTATGGTTCGCTCTATGGGTGTGACGAATGCTCAAACTGCAGCAATGATGACAAATGCACGTGCAGCATACCAACAGGCAGCAGCATCTCGTGCAGCAGCGGTAGCAGGAACAAGTGCTCTTGGTTTATTAGGTGGTCCAGTAGGTATTGGTGTGACGCTAGCCGCTGTGGCCGCTGGTTATTTATTAATGCGCGATAGCACCAATGAATCTACCAAATCACTGCGCGAAAACAATGAATCTGTTGACGATGCAATCAAAAAATACAGAGAGTTGGATGAGGTTCGACGTCGCTCTCAACTTGTATCTGAAAGAGAGAAATTGCGTGATTTAGGGCAAGAGTATGAAGATATTAATTCTAAATTAATCACAGCCTCTTATTCATTTAGTCGCCATAACGATATGACGGCTGAACAATCAAAGCAAGTTAATGGGTTGATTGCTGAATATAAGAAAACTGGTGATATAGATAAATTCTCACAAAAGATTAATGCTCTAAGCTTTATCAATCAGGAAGGGAAAGATAGATTCAACACACTAGCTGGATCAGTCAAAACGGCTGGCAATGAATTTAAAAACCAGAAGTCTTTTGTGGATCAGATGGCTCCAGCTGTTAAAGGTGTAGGTGATCAGGCAAAACAAACCGCTATTGAGGTGGCTAATCTTAGCGAAGAAATTAAAAAACTTCTCAGTGATGCCAATCGCAATATCAAAGATGCTGCAATCACATCAGCCTTAGCGAGTCGTGGCTATAACGACACCATGATTGAATTGGTTAAGAAGTACATGGCTGTTGAGGGTGCGATTACTACCAATGCAAAAGGCCAGCAGGTATTAAAAGACGAGCTTAAACAAAAGCTGCGTGAAGAATACCAAGCCATCATGCGCTCTAAAAATGCCGTGGATGATCGCAACAAGTCCGAGGAGAAAACTAGAAAACTTATTGAGGCTCAAGGCCAAGCAATGAAGGTGAATGCCAAAGTTGCAGCCAATGCGGCGAAGTATAACTTTGCAGCGATTGAAGCTAAAAACGGACTGCCGGCAGGACTTCTTTCTGCTATCCACATGCAGGAATCCAGAGGTAATCCAAATGCCTACAATAAGAGTTCTGGCGCGGCTGGTGGTTTCCAGTTCCTAAAAGGCACAGCTGAACAATATGGAGTCACTGACCGCTACAACTTGGCACAATCAGCTGAGGGTGCTGGTAAGTACATGGCTTATCTTCTTGATCTCTTTAAAGGTGATCTCGATAAGGCTGTAAGTGCTTATCATGCTGGTGAAGGTAATGTTCAACGTGGTACCAACATTGGTCCAGTCAATCGCCAGTATGTGAAAAACATTAAAGGTTATCTGGGTGGATCAAGTGGTGTTGCATTCACAGAAGAATATTCTTTTGATGACTGGCTGAAGGAGTTGGAACAGCACGTAGCTGAGCAAGAAAAGCTTGAAAAAGAGCTGGCTGATAAAAAGCGGTCAATTCAGGTTAACTACTACGATGAATGGCATAAACTCGAATTTGATAACCAAGAGAAAATCAAGGAAATCAACGAGACTTTTGCCAGAGACCCAACAGAGCGCGATCGTCTTTTAGACCTTCAGCAAAAAGCTTACGGGGAAGATATAGCCAACTGGATTAAAGCGCAGGATGAGCGAGTTAAAGCTGAGAATGAGGCAAATCAGCAAATTATTCTTGCTCGTCGTAATGCTTTTGCCATGATGAATGAGCCGTTAGGCGCAATGAATCAAATGGGTATTGATGCGAAAGCTCAGGCTTCAATGAGTCCGCAGCAGTATCAGAAATGGCAGCTCAATAATGACCAACAGGCTGGTTATTCCCAGTTGTCAGATGAACTGTATTCAGCTCAGTCTGCCATTGAGAATAATGAATATCTTGAAACAACCGAGAGATATAGGCAGCTTGAACAGGCTTATGAAGCATATCTGCAGAA